AAAAGAAGCTCTTATAGAGTTTCTAGTTGTATCACAACGAGGGAATCTGAATGAAGAAGTGTGTAAATTGTAAATACTTCGAAACTCACGGTGAGCATAAAGGCCGCATGATGTATTATTGCGACCATATGAGTGCACGCAAATATACAGAAAATGATTTTATATGTTATGGGCATCCGGATATACCCATCATTTCACAGGCACCACACTGGTGTCCGTTTAATCGAAAGAAGGCGAAGAATGAAAAAGAAAATGAGCGAGCAGGAGCGTAAAGCTCTACAAGCGAAGTTAAGGGATTTAGAAGAATTATACGCTGCAGGCTATCGCTATGCTGCGAGAAACCAGAGTGGTGAGCTGAGAGCGTACAAAAAGACACCTTACAAAGAAATCAATTTCTGGTTCAGCTATGGTTATGGTCCAGGGTATGCTATCACGATTCGACATGACATGCTCGATATGCTGAATTGGAATGATCAGGAACCGGCATACATCAAGAAAGAGATAGAATCTATCAGGAAGCAGTTGGTGGACAGTCTGAATGAATGATTATCAGAAAGCATATGGCGAATTATGGAGCGTACTGAAATATGAGCCAGCATGTAAAATAGAAAAAAATTGCAAAGAGAATATCAAGCGCTTGGAGACACTGGAACCATTAGTTGAACGTGCATCAGGAATCAAACCTGCTAAGCACGCAGCAGGTCATACATACTGCCCGAAATGTAAGACAGTCATTGCCAATAAGTGTAACGTGAATAGTTTGAATTTCTGTCATAAGTGTGGGCAATCGTTAGACTGGAGTGATGATGGTGATTAAATATCGTATTTATGCGGAGGACGATAATGAAAATCAAATATCAAAAAGCTATGTAGTCAGAAATCCGAATAGCTTTCTGACTAGGCTGTTGGTGCTGTATATAAAAATATGCTGCCTTGACCATTATGGATGTGGTGGTGCTGTTTATGTCGAACCTGTATGGAGCGATGAACAGGAGGGAAATGAATGAGGTATACGACATTGTCCAAAAAGTATAAAGTGGAAATCGACAAAGTAAGGGTGAATGGTTATGATGCTTATGTTCTGCATGAAGCCAATCTCCTATTGTTATTCTACACAGCAGAGGAGCTGCAGCAGTATCTGGAAGAGGTGTATTGATGAAATCGAAGAAAGAGAAGCGGAAAGATAAAGAAATCTGCAAGGACTTTTATAACAAATGCCAGAACTATCATAGAAACTTGTCTAAGATAGAAGCGAATCGGTTGAAGTATGATGAGATAATGAATGACATGTATGGAGTAAGCTCAGTCGTGATGAAGGATGTCATCATGGAGAATGCCGGTGACCCAAGTCATGTATGGGATCACTATCTGGTTGAAAAGAAGGATGAGCTTTTATTGGAGAGAGCTGCATTACTGTACGACACAGTGATTGTTAACAAAGTGCTGAATAATATTGCTGACGGTGAGGTGGTCGACATGATTACAGAGTGTTACATTGATAGAAACAAAAAGCATGATGATATAGCGTATAATCATAATCGAAGTAAGCCTACTATGTATTCAGATATGAATAGAGCAGTCCTAAGCCAGTTGAAAAAATAAAAGTCTTTACTGAGTAAAGGGTTTTCCGTGATATTATGATAGCATGGAAAGAACAGGAAGATACTTCTTGTTCAAAAAAACGGCCTGCGATGTAAGTGTACGCACGCATCGCTAAACAACCTTTCCTAAAGGTGATTGTTCGTACAAATAATCGCCAGTGGCATATGCGTGGGTAGGTACGGCTTAACGGCGGTATGTCACAATTAAAAAAATATCAAAACAGGGAAGGACCTCATACTAATGAGAATACCTGTTAGATATATTGGTTGCCCTGGTGGCGGAATAACCAAAAGGAAATAGCGGTAAGGAATCCTAAGCGGACTTACCAGCGTAAAGCGTCTGAAAAGGGCGCTTTAAAATTAAAACGTATTTATCGCACCTCTTAACAATGTGGCACAGATAACTCTATAGAGGCCAAGGATGCATAGACGTATGCTATCAACCGATCGCCTGTTAAACAAAGCACGTAGAACTGCCCGTTATAAGGGATACAGGAGAAAACGTGCTTTTCTTTTACCCAGAAAGGAAGGCGTATCAAATGCTACATCACTATATCACAAAGTATACCGAGAATGGTAAGAAATACGCAGAGGCATGGTTACAGCTAAATGTATTCGGATTTTCATTCTGCTTTAGTAAGAGAAAGAAGGGACTGGAAGGATGAAATACAAATATATATGTGATTTACTCATCAGTATAGGTTGTCTGTTATTCAACGCATACCTCATTACACTGGCATTATACATGTGTATCAACTACTCTTTATGGTGGATATTGTTGTTAGTTTTCTGTGTTACTCCAGAGGATTTGGATGATCACAGTATGTAAAGACTGCCCTAAACGCCATCCAGGATGCCACGGAGCGTGCGAATGGTACAAGGCAGAGCGTAAGGCGCTGGATGCAGAAAACGCACGCAGGCGTAATGAGATTGCTGCTGTATGCAGTATCAGGAGGGATTAAAAATGGATTTAAGACAAGAAAATAGGCATTTGAGAAATGTGAAATGGAATAATGAGCGAGAAATATATAGATTGACAAATAAGCTTAGAGAAACTGAATATCTCTTGAAAAAGGAGCGCAGAGCACATATGGATATAGGCACAGCAATCAAATCACTAGAGGAGGCGCGTAAGGTTCAGGGTTGCAGCTTAAAAGGTTGTTATGACGATTATAACCAGGGACTGTACAACGGGTTGGAGCTGGCGTTATCAATCATGTGTGATAAAGAACCGGTGTACGCGCAGCAGTGCGAAAGAAATACGTATATCCATAGACGGTAAAGAAATTGAGAAGCATATACGTAAACATGCGTATACAGGATTGTGATATGAAGGTAAATGTATTAAGCACAGTGTATAGAATCAAATATGTTCCTTCCCTTGATGGTAGAGGAGGAGAAACAGATTTCTATACCAAGGAGATCCGCATAAGTGAGCAAGAAGACATTCCGGCGGAATATAAAACAGATAATCTGAAAGAAATGCAGAGGCATGTATTGAGACATGAGCTGATACATGCATTTTTATTCGAATCCGGCATGGATCAGAGCAGCGCTGCACATGAGGCATGGGCTGTGAATGAGGAAATGATTGACTGGATGGCTATACAGATGCCAAAGATAATGGCAGCATACGAAAGCGTGATAAACAAGAATGTAATTGAATCACGCTATATCGATGAAATAAAGTCAACTGAAGTGGAATTATAACGAAAGGAGGTTAATCTATGCCAAGACAAAGAAGTCCCAGCAGAGACGAAGCTAAGCGGATGTATCTTGATAGCAAAGGTAAGATGCTGCTAAAGGATATTGCTAAAGCTGTAGGTAAGCAAGATACACAGATTCGTAGGTGGAAATCATTAGATCACTGGGACGAGGAATTGAAAGGTAACGTTACTATTCCGAAAGATAACGTTACTAAACAGAACAATGGTATAGAGAAGCCGCCTAAAACAGAGCTATTACCAGAAGAAATAGAGACGCTGAACAATGAGGAGCTGACCGAGAAACAGCGCCTTTTTTGTCTATATTATGTAAGATGGTTCAATGCGACTAAGGCATATCAAAAAGCATATAGCTGCGACTACTTCACGGCAGCTGCTAACGGTCCACGATTGCTAGGGAATGCTAGAATAAAAGAAGAGATACAAAGAATCAAAGATGCAAAGATCAAACAGACCATGTATTCTACAGAAGATTACTTCCAGAAGATGATTGACATCGCTTATTCGGATGTAACCGATTATCTGTCATTCGGGCAGGAAGAGGCGCAGGATAAAAACGGAAACACATTTATGATGAACGTCATTAACCTGAAAGAGTCATGTGATGTTGATGGCACACTTATTCAGGAAGTAAAACAGGGAAAAGATGGTATCGCAGTCAAACTTGTCAGCAAAGAGTTTGCGCTAAAATGGCTGGATAAGCATTATAGCGAAGCTACGGACTTACAGAAAGCACAGATCGAGCAGTTAAGAGCGCAGACGGATAAGCTGAAAGCAGATAACGAGAACGCACCAGATGATAGTACACAATGTGCAATGGATGCTATTACAGGTATTGTAGAACAA